ATGAACACCATACTATTAACTGACTGTCCCATTCTAACAGGCGTCCCCTACGACACCATTAGAAAATGGGTACAACGTGGCATTATTAAAGCCGTTAAAATAGACGGCAAGTGGCGGTTAAATCCTGCCACATTAAAGAAGATCAAACGGCTCCACCAAGACAAAGCCGTCAAGATGCCAAGCATCCCCTATGAGGATGCCTTAACGTCATGGAAGGAGGCGATGCGTTCAGGGTACGGCTACAAGAAGCCCCTGCTCCCACGAAGTGTTCAGACAAATCTTAGTGCCATGGGTTACTACTGGCGTTGGCTCAAACAGAAGCCAAGCATCGAGATTATCAACGTCGATAATCTGGAACTGGCGTTTTCTCGGGTCGGCATGAACGCCGAAACCTGCCATTACAGTATGAAGATTCAAGCGTTTAAAGCGGTTAAAAGCTTCCTGAAGCACCTTGCCAAGCGTGGCTTCAAAACAGAGCAAGACGTGGAAGCCTTAAGCAAGGCTCGCCCTTACAGGGTCGTTCCTGCTAAGCGTGTGAAGATCACCAAAGACCAGTTGCATCAATTGATCAAGCACAACCATTACAGCATGAGAGAAGGACGCAACGACTACCAAAGGGCTAGGATGTACCTGTTGCTCATGCTCACAGGGTATTCAGGATTAAGGATCCGCGAATGTTTAGAATTACCTGTGAAAGCTATTGAGTTTGAGCAAAACCGAATTAAAGTGCTAGGTAAAGGCATGAAGCTCCGTTATGCTCCGCTCCCCAAAGAGGTGGCACAAGTGGCGAAGAGCTGGCTTAAGCATGAGCATCAAGGGGATAGGCTACTATTGGAAGGCATGACGTACAACGCCTGTAGCCAAGCGATACAACGCTTAAGCAAGTCCAGCGGAATCGATATTTGCTGGCATGGGTTGCGTCGCACCGCTGCCACGTGGTGGGTGAATGAAGGGATGCCATTGCCACAAGCGAAGTCTTTATTGGGGCATTCTGATATTCAAACAACCATGCTTTATGTGGAATCGGACTCCACGGATGCGGTAAATTGGTTCCATTAGGTGAAGCTGAAAGCATACTAAAATGTATCGTTTTTATTTATTGTATCCGTCACACTATACGAAAGGACTTGAAAATTACAAAACCTGTTACAATTTTTTACATTTATTAACAATTATTTACGATCGTGTTTTATACATAGTGTAAAATATACAATAAGTGTAATTTTTACACACTTTGTATAGCTGGATATACATTTTAACTAATCCTTACATTTTAAATCACTATATGTAATGAAGTAGTAATGCCTCAATCCCTTGAGGTGACTACATCCTTACAGCATTACACAAATTACCATATATATATAGACACGTAAGAAAAATATATATATGTATAGGTGTATGTGTGTATGTACGTGCGTATGTGGGTGTATATTTCCATGTAAGGATGTTATTTTTACTTACTTATTGAAGTATTGCCGTTATTATTGAGTTACACACATTACAACTATGAAAGTAGTAATGTAATGGTTTTGTAATAACTGATATACTTAATGAAGAATTACATTCCCTATTGAGTTTCAGTTTTTTAAAATGTAAGGAATACTAACTTATTGAACTAACTTTATTTAACATAGTGGATTTGACAGATTCGGCGGATTCTGATACGCTGGAGTAGCCTCGTGAAGTGTGCCAAAATAACAACCTCTCAAGTGTTGTTTTAGCCATTTGGAGGTCGCCTATGTACTTTCTGCGAACTGGGCAATTCGCCCGACTGATCAAACCCTATGACCCATCAATGTGCCATAGGAAAATAAACTACTGGTGTGAATCGGGTAAAATTCAAGCAAAACGATGTCTCATCAAAGAAACCAAAGGCTGGTGGATGATTCCTCTGGAAGAAGTTGAACGTATCTTCCGTGAATGCCTAGAACTGCCTGAACAAGAGCTTACTGCCCTCAGGGTGAAGCTTGCTTTTCTCATGGATAAGAAAAAATCCCAATATCTTAGGGAATAAGTAGAAACGTGCTTTTGTTTTCTCTTTAAAAGCTTTAAATTATAAGCATGACTACCCCAAAGAAAAGCACCAAAAAGGGCGAAACCAAAACGCCTGCTAAGAAAAAAACCGTCGTTCGCCGTGGAACGGATTGGGTTAGTATTCATCCGCTTTATATTCAAGGCATTTCACCTTCAAAGCTCGACCTTGAGTACGAATTACCCAGTGGGAGCGTGTCACGTCATGCGTATCAGGCTGGCTGGTACGAAGAAAAAAAGCTTTACCAGCTCGAACTTGCTAAGGCGTTGGCTCTTGAGCATTCCAAGGTTGTATCCGTTGCCAAGGGGCAAGCACTGGCTTTTGGCATTCAGGTTTTGAACAACTATGAAGCGTTTGATGTGAAGTTGGTTTGTGCTGTGTTTAGCAAGTTCATTGACCTTAAGGACGTGGCAGATACCGCCGAAACCTTTGGGATTGTGGGCTTGCCTGAACTTGACTTGGGGGACACGCTATGAGTTTTCAAGGCATCGTCCCCTATACCCAATTTTGGGACAAGCAAAAGCAATTCATTCAGCGTGATGCCGATGTTGACTTGGATATGTGCATCTATCAGGGTGGCTACGGCTCGGGCAAGACATTTATCGGCTCGTTGCTTGGTATTTTGCTTTCCAACAAGTACAAAGGCAAGACTGGACTCGTGGTAGCCGATACCTTCACTTTGCTTGAAGAGACGACACTAAGGGCGTATGAGGATCACTTTGAAGCCTTTGGCTGGGAGTCAGGAATCCATTACATCAAGCGTGGGGGCAATGGCAAGGCTCGCATTTCATTCCCTCAATGGGATTCGCACATCTTGTTCATGGGTGGGCGTGATCCTGAACGGTTGAAGTCCTTGAACTTGGCATGGTGTCACATGGAAGAAGGCTCACAGCTTCCTGAAGCGACGTTTAACATGGTTTTGTCACGCCTTCGGGCAAAGGGCGTCGATTGTCACCGCTTGTTTGGCACAACAAACCCTCAAGCCGTCAAGGGCTGGATCCATAAGCATTTTGTGTTGAATGGCGGTCGTAAAGAATTAACTGGTGAAGACGGTAAAGTTACCATCATTAACAAACGCCGTATCATCGCCCCTACCAGTGATAATAAATCCTTAAATGAGAGCTATGTCATGTCCATGAAAGAAACCTTTGACGATGAGTATTTCCGCATTAACGTGCTAGGTGAAGACGGCGATTATGCCAGTGGCTTAGTCTGCAAGACGTGGACAGAAGCCAACGTAAGCCCTACGTGTGAATACGACAAGAACGCCGATATTTTCTTGACCTGTGATTTTAACGTGGATCCGATGTGCTGGGGCATTGCTCATTACGTCAACGGCTCGTTTTGCTTCTTCGATGAAATCGCCATTGAGAACACGACGACGCATCAAGCGTCTGAAGAGTTCGCCATGCGTTATAAGGGGCATCAAGGAGTGGTTATTGTCACTGGTGATGCGTCTGGTCAAAACAGGGCGACAAAAGCACAGAATGTTGGCACGACGGATTACACGATCATCCTTAACACGTTGTCATCCTTTGGGTATCATCGTGTTTCAACCAATTTACCCACAAGCAACGGTTCAATCATGGATCGTATTCAGGCATGGAACGCCGCCGTTTGCAATCGGGACGGTGTGCGTCGGGTTTTGGTGTCGCCAAAATGTAAGAAAATCATTTGGAACATGGAAAATCTTAAGTACATCAACGGGACAAGCGTTGTAGAAGAGCCTACGACGAATCAAATAGATAAAGACAAGGCGTTAAAGTTCAGCGGTCACATGTTTGATGCCGTGAGTTACTTGATTAACCGCTACATGCCGATTAAGCATGACCATTCGTTTCACAAAAAGCAACAATTGGTTTCAGTTCCGTATCGCACAGGAGGAGGTATCTAATGAGTTTACTAGGTTCAGTTTTTGGCGGATTAGGCAATAGAAAGCGTTCTAAGGATGCCTTGAATGCTTTAAAGCCGATTGATTTCACTTCGCCCTTTGGCTCTTTGACTGGTGGCGGTAATTACAAACCTGTAATTACAAAGAATCAGCAAAATGTCTTGGATCAGTCGGATGACAACCTGTTTGCATCTTTGAAGGCGACGGCTCCCACACGGAATGCCACGGAATCATGGAATCAACGAGTTATGCCTTTGGCGGATACCATGTACAGCAATTTTCAGCGGAATGCGTCACGAAACTTCAGTACAGGTCAACGTGATTTGAATAACCGCATGAACGCTTATGGTCAAACAGGCAATGCTTACGATGCCTTGCAACAAAGCCAGTTCCGTCGGAACTATGACGACTCGCTAAATGATGCTTACACACAGTCGCAGGCGTCGGCTTACGATGCTTACATGGAGTGGTACAAGCAACAATTGGCGGCTCAACAATCTTTCGGCAATACGAGAGATAATCTGCGTGAAGCCTTGATGCGTCCTATGGCATATTTTACGAATCATCAGCAGGCGTTGAGTGGTTTACAGCAACAAAGGGCGGATCTTTTGGGTCGGCAACAAAACGGCTGGGATTTTGCTAAGTCTTTCGATGATTTAGCAACGCAAGCAATTCTTGCATCGGCTGGGGTTCCTAGTGGCGGTGGTAGTAATCAAGCCATTATGTCGGCAATGAGTCAAGCAGGGCATCAATAATTTAGGAGGTTTTCGGTCATGGGTAACAACAAAACGCTTGAAAAACTAGGCAAGGTTGCGGTTAATGTGCTTTTTCCCGGCCATGAAGAGGCTTGGCAAGGGAATAGTCAAGGCAACGCCTTATCATCCATTTATGAAGGCAGGTCTAAGGCGTCTGACTGGACCTCTAAAGGCGTTCGGTTTACACCTGAACAAACCAAGCAGATTTACAACGATTTTTTCAATGTAGATCAGCTTAATCAGGCACGGAAATCGCAAGACACAGGTATTAACCAAGGGGCGAATGGGTTTAATGCGATGTACAACCAAGGCACTCGCACGATGCCTGATTTGCAGTATGGCAATAATCCCACGCCCAAACCCATGGCGGTGGCTCCTAAGAATACTATGCCGTCGGCTCCTGCTTCAATGAGCTTTAAGCCGATTGCTAAAACAAAAGGCGGTACTGGACAATGGGCAGATTTAATCAATAAATCTGCTAAACAATACGGTGTTGACCCTGTATTGCTTCAAGGGCTTATCGCTCAAGAAAGCGGTGGACAGCCTCGTGTGGTGTCTAAAGCTGGGGCAATTGGCTTGGGGCAATTGATGCCTGCTACGGCTCGTGGGCTTGGCGTTACAGATCCTTATAATCCTGAACAAAACATTAAAGGCACGGTGAAATACTTGGCTCAACAGCTTAAAACCTTTGGGGGGGATAAGCAAAAAGCTTTAGCTGCGTATAATGCAGGTCCGAACGCCGTTAAGAAGTACGGTGGGATTCCGCCTTACAAGGAAACACAAAACTACGTTAAGGCTATTATGGCAAGGGCTGGTAAAGGTTCTGCTCCCACGACGTTGAAGCAAGTGGCACAGGCTGGCGTTCCTATTGCTCGTAACGATATTCCGCAATTGGAGCCTACAGGAGCGTTAAAAACTGGTGAAAACTGGTACACTCGTCCTGATTTCACATCGGATAATGGGTTATTTGATGCTCGTTTAGCGAAATTTGATCTTGAAAACCGCTTAGGCAACTTGAAGGGTGGACAGGTTTTATCACAAAACCCGATACAGGAAGCCTATAATAACCGTGAACAAGCCATGAAAACTAGCTTATTGCCTACGCTTGCCGAAAATGGCATGTTGTTAAATACGATGCAACTGCAACAACAAGACAAGCAGTTTGCTCAAGAGTTGGGCTTAAAGAAGCAACAACTCGCTATGCAACAAGAGGGGTACAATGCAGCACTTGCCGAAGCACAACGCCAAAGACAGTTACAGGAAAATGCCCCTTCTTGGCAACGTAATGCAGGCTTGATTTCGTCAATGCAAAATCAGTTAGAAAGCACGGCAAAGGCTCTAGGCTCAAAGGATTTACCCGAAGAAACAAGAATGTCTTTGCTTGAACGTTACAATGCCTTATCTTCACAGATTGACCAGCTAACAGGTTTTGGCGGTGGCGGTTTAGACCCTAACGCTCTGCAACGTGAAGCTCAAGGTGGAGGTGGCTTTCCTTTCGTTGGAGGTGGGCAAGTTCCGTCCGCCGTTCGTGGCGGTATGCCTCCTAGCAGTGTTCCTGCTGGTAAAAAATGGAATCCGAATAGAAGGGTTTGGGAATAATGCCACAAGTTCAGCAAAAAACATTCGCTCAAAAAAGCGTTACTGAAAAAGCGTCTCAATTAGCACGAAGCGATTACTTTAATTCGCTCGATCCAGTGCGTCAGCATACGTTCTTGAGAGAGCTTGCCCCTTCCATGGACTTTAAGCAACGCAAAGCGTTAATTGGCGACGTTCAGAATGCGAACACATTCTTGGGAGCTTTGGGCAATACGGCGGTTCAAACAGGCTCTTTTGGCTTGATTGATCGTCCTGAAGCTGGTGTGGGTGGATTGGGTATTCAAACGGCTCAAGTTTTGGGTAATGTGTTAGGACAGGCTCCTTTGATTTTAGGGACGGTTGCCACTGGTGGCGGTTTGGGTCTAGGGCTGGGCTTGGCTGGTGGTATGGCTTCAGGGCTTGGCAACAACGCACGGCAACAGATCGACGAAGGTTCTGCTTCAGGCTATGGCGACGTGGATTATAGACGTGCCAGCTTGCAAGGTTTGGGTGAAGGTGCTTCTAACCTTGCAGGTTTGGGCGTGGGGCGTGCCGTGGCTAAGTTCGCTCCTTCTGCCAGTGGTGCGGTGTTTGGGGCTGGACGCAAAGCCATTGCACAGGGTATTGCTGACGGCACAGAAGCATCCGTCGTTGGCGGTTTGGCTCGTGAAGCAATGGGTAACGCCGCACAATCGCAAGCGTTTAAAAACGCCTTTCGCCCCTTGCCACTGCTTGCCGATGCCGTCACAGAAGGCTTGGGCGAAACAGGTACAGAATATCTTGATCAACGCTATACAGGGCGATATGACAACAACGCCTTGCTTCAAGCAGGGTTGATCGGCGGATTAACTGGTGGACTAACCAACGTTGGCATGGATCTAGCCAGTAGTGGGGCTTCTCTGATAAAGCCTCCCATGACGGATATGCAAGCAAAGCGTCAACAAGCCGATGACACCGCCAAGTATTTTTACATCAAGAAAAAGCAAATGCAGTTAATGGCAGAAGAGGCTCAAGCTCAACAAGAGGGACAAGCTCCTAATCCGCTGGATTCGCAAGTGGTTCCGTTTGACCCTATCGATTACGGTTCAAAAATGCAAGAACAAACCCAAATGGCACAAATGGAGTTTGACCGTTTGGGGAATATGGGGCTTGGCTTGCAGGATAAACGGATTAAATCCATTGCAAAAACGCTTGAAAACAACACGGATTTATTGATTTTGAGTCCTGAAGAGGTGGCTCAAAAAGCTCCTGATTTATTGCCTCAAAAAATACAGCTAGATGCGTATGCACAGGTTTTGCGTAATCGTGAAGCCAGTATGCAGCAACAGCAGGATTTAGAATCACAACAGCAGGGACAGGTTCCGCAACGTCCTCCAACGGATCCGCAAGCCTTGTCTGAACGCTTAATCGGCTTGCTTGAAAATGGCAATAATTCCGCCTTAAAGCAACGTATGGGCTTGATTCAAAAGAATTATAGACAGCTTTTGGTAAAGGAAGATGCAGGGCAATTGAGCGATTTTGAGGCTCAAGAATTGCAGAATATCGAACAAGGCATCGGTCTGTTTGAGCGTCACCAAGCGTTATTGAAGCAAAGCCAAGTGAGTACAAAGGGCTTATCTGTACTGGGTGGCAACCCTCAACAACAAAACGTTTTAAAAGCGTCTGATTTAGAGGGTGTGGATAATTCAGGCAAAGCGACGCTAGGGGCAATGAGCCAAGTCTTTGATAATCAAGGCAACGCTTATGATGTGCAACATGGCTTAGTGGATTTGAAGTATTTAAACCCTAGCAATAAAGCCGATTTCACACCGAATCCAAACTATCCACAGGAATTACAGCCTCGTGATCGTAGCCGTGCATCAAGCCAAGCACAGATCGACAATATCGCCAATAATCTCATTCCTGAAAAACTGGGGGATTCTTCAAGCTTGAGTGAAGGAAGCCCTATCGTTGGCAAGGATTTAGTCGTTGAAAGTGGTAACGGTCGGATTTTGGCGTTAAATCGTGCCTATGATGTGAATCCACAAAAGGCAGAAGCGTATCGTAAATACATTAGAGATAATGCAGAACGGCTCGGGCTTGATGCTTTGGCGATTGACTCAATGGAAAAGCCTGCTTTAATTCGTATTCGCCAAACGGATGTGAACCGTGCGGAATTTGCCAAACGTGCGAATGAGTCATCCGTCGCACAAATGAGTCCGATTGAGCAAGCGAAAAGTGATGCGGATAAACTAGATGCCACACTTCTTTCCACGTTGGATCCAAAAGAAAACGGCGATATTAACGATGAGTTCATCATTAACTTTGTGCAAAGCGTCGTTCCTGAAGTGGAGCAAGGGGCTATGGTTACATCCACTGGACAGCTTACGTCTGCTGGCTTGAAGCGTATTGAAAACGCCTTGCTTTACAAAGCCATTGGTGAAGGGGATGGACAGCTTGCTGTAAGTAATTTGCTTGATTCTACAGAAGAAACCAGTAAGAACATAGGGAAAGCCATTGTAAACTCGGCTCCCACGATTGTGGCTACTCGTCAAGCCATTGAAAACGGACAGTTGAAAGATCTTGATATTTCAGGTGATATTGGCGTAGCTGCTTCCACTTACATCAAAATCCGACAAAACAAGCAAAGCGTTTCGGATTATTATGCTCAACAAAAGCTTATTGGCGACGGCTTGACGCAAGCCCAAAACCATTTATTGCAGGTGTTTGATGCTTACAAACGGCAATCTAAGCGTTTAGAAAGTTTTATTGAAGATTATTATAACGCCGTGGAGGCACAGGGCGATCCACGCCAAACCACTTTATTTAAGGTTGAGGACAAAACGCCTGCTCAATTGATTAAAGAAGTGGCAAGCGAGCAAGAAACGCCTTTAGAACTTATGGATATTGGACAGGATGCTATCGCAACCCCCGAAGATGCGGTGGTTGAGTCAAAAAAGCTCGAGAAAGAAAACGCTGAAAGCCAGTCCACCACTGAAAGCAAAAATCAAAAAATGAGTAAAGAGGCCGAAACAGGAATCCCTGTAACGGAAAAAGCCATTGCTACTGAACCTGTTAAGACCCCTGAAAAAACCATTGAGCCAGTAAATGAAGCGGTTGATACGCCTGTTAATGAAGACCCCACATTTAAGGAATCGGAATGGCTTAAGCCTCTTGATCTGAACGAAAAAGGCAACGTCATTCGTGAACGGCAAAAAGCCTTAAGTGATTTGAAGAATTACAAAAACGCTCAAGGTGAAGTCAATTATTCGATCAATCACCATGCGTTGAATGATGTTGTCGCCACAAAAGACGGCAAGCTAGCCCTTAAAGATGTCGAAGGTATGGCGTTGAAGATTGAGCAAGCTATTCAATCAGGCAAGCGTGTGTTCGGTCAATTCTATGACCCCAAGGGGGGCGTGAAGCGTACTGGACAAGCTGAAGAGTTAATCACTCCCCTAGGGTTTAAATTGGGCGTTGAGCGGTCGTACAATGGCGAGAAAATCGACAGCAAGCCTTATGTTCGCAAAGACGGCACGGTTAATCTTGGCACAAAAGACAACCCTAATATCGTTCCTGAAAGTGCTATAACGAAAACGCCACAGCTTTACATGGTTGGGGTGAATGAGCATGGAGCGATTACGACACGCCTGTTAAATCGTAGTCAAGGCGTGGTGAAGGTATCCAATGAGTCCGCCATGCACAGCTTCTATCAGTCGGCGTATGCCACCGAAAAGCCTGCCTTATTTGACCCTGCGGAACAATGGAAGGATGTTATTTTAACGCCGATTTTGCGTATTAACGAAAGTAACAAAATCGCAAAATCTAACAAAACACCTGTAAAGAGCACAGCTTATGCGTATAATGAAGCATACCAGCTTGCTTCTAAATCACTTGAAGCACTTGGGGGCGATTGTCAACACCCTGTGATTAAAAAGGGGCTAGGCTTGCTTAAACAAAGCAATGAAGACGTTTACCAGCACTTACTCAAAAAGATTGGATGTTAATATGCCTAAAGATTGTTCTCCTGATGATTTGGCGATTGCCTTTATTGCAAGGGCTAGAATGAACGGTGGACGCATGGGGGTGACTCCTGAATCCGTCACCACAGGAATCGGGTTTAATCGTCCTGATAAGATAGTTTTTAATGCGTCTGAATTGGCGAAATATGAGCAAAGAATGGCAAAAGAGGAGGCTCGTAATTTCAAGGCGAATCTTCAGGCAGAAGCCAGTAACATCAACGAAAAGCAAGAAACCTATAAGGGCTTAAAGGAAAATGCTCGTAAGACACAAGAGGCAATGGGTGTTCTTAATACGACTAAGGGCATTGCACAGGCTTTACTGCCTCCTAGTATGGTAATTCCTGCTCGCATTTATACCCCCACGTCTCAATCGCTACAGAAATTTCAAGAGAAATACGCCACGGCGACGAAGGAAGAGGCGAAAGCCGCCTACATGAAAGAAGTGGCTCCGCAATTCAAGGCGTGGCAAGACAACCTCACAAAGCTTGCTCAAACGCATCGTACCGCAGAAGAGTTTACTAGAGTGTCTAAATCCATGTATGGCATCACCAGTGCGAATCTGTACCATGTCATGGATTATGTAGATCACTGGGCGAATGGGGGTAACTGGTTTAAGTCGGCTCCTCCGAATAGCTTCGCCATGGGATTTTTTGGTAAAGGGCTTGAAGCTTTCAGTAAAAACGTTCAACGTTGGAATCTCAAATGGACGTTAAGCAACATTGCCGAAACGCACCGTTTGTTTGTGCATTATAGACCTGATCAAGTGCTTACTGGACTTGTGAACGCCTTAAGAGCCACAAAAGGTAATTTGATGAGTGAACTTCCTGAACTCAAGCAACTAGGAGCCTACGGCATGTCGTGGGAGCATGATGCTAAAACCAATTGGATAGACAAGGTGAATCCCTTTGCTTTGTCTATTAACGTGCAGAAAAATCTCGCTTGGTTTACGGATAAAGCCAGCGGTGGGAATGGGCATCAAGGCATTAAGAAAGTCGTGCTTGAGCGTCCCTCTTGGGATATGCCGATGATTTACAACGAAAGCGGAATGCGTCACACGTTGAGCATGACACGCTACATGTACGCCGAAACCATGCAGAATGTAGAGCTTTACAAGGAAGCACGAAAAAGCCCTATGGGTGCTTTAAAGCTGGTTAATTCCCTTGTGATTCGCAGTGCGTTCTTTGGCGTCCCTGCGGTTATTCCTTCCTTGTTGTGGAAAGCCTTGCCTAAAGAGGAAAAAGAAAAGATTGAGGAGCTAAACAGCTTACTTCCAACGGCTCCGCCTTTTGGCTATATGGCGGAATATGTGCAACCGTTCAATGAATTATTTCTAGCTGGCACATTGCAGACCCTTGTGGGAACGGCGAATAAAGCAGGCTCCCACGGATTCAAGGGCGGTGTCGCCTTGCTTGAAGGTGATTCTAAGATGGCTTTGTCTTACCTCGTCAACAGTGCCATGCATGCTGGCGTATTTGTCACCATTCCTCAAAGCGTGGCAAAACTGTCCGATGCGTTGGTGAAGATTCTTGAAGATGAGCTTGAAGGAGATGAAGCATGGGAAGCCGTGTTTAAAAAGGAACTTGGTACTGAAATGGGTAAAGGCATTGGGGAGCAATTGGCTTCTTTGCAATAAACAAGTAGAAACGTGCTAGGCATAACAGGCGTTTGGTTTTAACATTGAACATAAAAGCAAAGGAGTTTTTTATGTTCAACATCCCTAATATGCAAGTTCTTGAAGAGGATAATGCTGGTGGACTGCCTCCCCATTTACAGCAAGTGGCTCAAGCCTTAAGCAATCCGTCTTACATGGAACCTTTAGAGCCAGCTCTTGAGCAAGTACCTCTTATTAAGCGTAAAACACCCAGCAATTTAAAAGTGAGTGATGCAGAACAAAGTGCCATAGTCGTAGCGTGTGAGCAATTCAAAAAATACGCCATTGACTCGACTCGTTTAAAACGAGAAAAACAGGCTAGGGCTTATGGGTACATCAATAACACCTTATGTGATGATGATTTGTTGCCTGTGCCAAAGGTCAAAGGTTCAGAGCATGACACTAAAAGCGATCGCCCCCAAGTGTTTGTGCCTATTTCAAAACAACAAGCCATTAGCCTTTATTCTGAAATTAAGATGAAAATTTTCCCTAACGATGAGGACTTCTTCAGGGTGAAATCTAAAACGGCTGAAGGGTATTCTTTTGAAGATACCCTTACTGAAGGTTTGAAGTTTAAGTTTAAAGAGCATAAAGTAAGCGAAAAGCTAGGTTCTTTTCTTTGGGATTTGATTTGGGCAGGGAATGCGTCTTGTCACCCCTATGTGAAGCGTAACACGCATTACAAATGGAAGTTTAACGATATAACAGGTGAATGGAAAGAAGTCAAGGAAGACGGCGAAGGAGAATGCGAGATTGAAGTATTCACACCGCTTTCCTTCTTTATTGATCCTCGTGCGAAAAACACTGAAGATGCACGGTGGGTGCATTGTGGCATCAAGCATCTTCACGAATTAAAAGACAATCCCCTTTATATGAATACGGATAATTTGCAGGATTTAGGAGGTACTGAACACACAAGGAAGCAGGCGACGGAACAGTTTCAAGACACCGTTAACGATCTTTCTTATGGCGAAAACGACGGCTTAAAAAAAGTCGAGTACGATTTGTACTATTTCCCTGTTTTGGAGACGAATGAAAAAACCTATCGCAATATCCTTGTAGGTATTGCAGGGGGTAGTCAACTGGTTCGATTCCAGCCAAACACTTATGCAGAAGGTAAAAACCCTGCGGTATTTTGCAACTGGCGTCCCAATTCAGGCACGGCGGAAGGCACAGGTCCTATAGAAGATATGCTTAATTTGCAACGCATTATTAACATGCTTATGAACTACGTGCTTGAAAGCTTAGCGAGAAATGGCAACCGTTGGCTGGCTAATGAAAGCGTTGATTTAGAAGGGTTCTTTGGCACGGCTGGCGGTATTGCCGTTCTTCAAAATGGGGGTCGTGTGCAAGACAGCATGGTTTCCCTTAGTGGGGATTTTCAAGAGTCTCAAATAATCATGAACTTGATCGGACTACTGAAGGCAGAAGCTCAAATTATGAGCGGTTCGCAGAATCCGTTTCAAGGTTCCAGTGAAGTTGATTATCAAAAAACCGCTACGGAATTGCAGATTTTAGACAATAAAAGCATCACGATTTCAAATGAGGTGATTGAACATATTGTCGCTACTGGTATCCAGCCGATTTTAGAGCGGTTGGCTTACTTAATGGCAGAAACGTATGTTGAGCCGTTTTCTGTGCGTTTAGAGAGTGGAGAATATTCTGAAATTGATTTAGATCATTTAAAAACTGGTCAATTTGTCATTGAGCTGGTGAACATCAACCCTGCTTCTTCTAAATTGGCTCAAATTAACAATCTTGTGCGTCTTTATCAGATGTCACAAAGCAATCCTGAGCTCTACAATGCTTGGCGAAACAATGGGTATGACTTGCTTCGCAAAATAGCCACTTTGCAAGGGGAAAAAGGTTTAGAGACGATCATGCACACACCAGAAGAGATAAGAGCCATGGAAGAGCAATTGCAACAAATGCAAGAGATGCAGGCATCGCAAGGCATGCCTCCACAGCAAGGGATGGTGGCTTAAATGGAAGATGCCAAAAAGCCCTATTTAGAATTGGCAAGACATCCTTCGTGGGGGCTTGTTCGGGAATATGTGGAGAAACACGCTAAGTTCCCAATGGCTCCTTTTGTGGATGTGTCTGACGTATTGCGTCATCAATCCCTGCTGGCTTCGGCTCAAGCCTTGCATGGGTTGATTCGTCACATTGAAGACAACGCTAAAAAAGAATTAGAAAACAAGTAGAAACGTGCTTTTCATTTTGTAGAAAAGCCGTATTATTTTCTTATGTACTGATTAAGTGAGGTTATTATGCCAAACGAATGGAATGATTATTTGAATGAAGGGCAACAAGAAAATCTACCTAGTGAGACGCCTCCTCCTGTTGCTCCTGTAGGTGGTCAACCTACACCCCCACAATCTCCTGATTTAAACGCTTTTAAATCGGCGGTGGAATCACAAGTGGATGCAAAATTAGCTCAAATTCAAGAGCAATTGCGGTATGAGCAGCAACAAAGCCAAGCCATTTTAGAATGGCGTCAAAGTAACCCTGAATTGCAGGAATACGAAGATTATATCGGCGTAAATGTTCGCAAGGTAATTGCTTCAGAAGCCGCCGAAGGTCGCTATCCTGATTTTGAAACGGTGCTTAAAAAGGCAACGGAACAATTTAAACAGGTGTTGCCAGTGGGTTCTAAAAAAGAATATTCGACTACGACTTTTCAAGGCTTGGATTTAGGCGAATCTAAAGAGTCTAAAAAGGCATTAAACCCTCAAGAAGTGGCTCATAAGGTTGCTACAATGCCTCGTGAAGAGTTTTTAAAGTTGCTTAATGCGTCCTAGTTGTTTCCTTGTTGTATCCCCCTTAATGTAAAGGATTCCTTTAAATGATGTCAGTTAATTTTACTTCTTTGCCTTTGCAAAACCAAGTTTTTTATGACCGTGGTTTGCTTGAGCGTAGCATCCCCCATTTGGCGTTTATGAAAGCCGCCCAAAAGAAGCCTCTTAAGAATCGTCAAGGTAAGTCAATTAACTTCAGACGTTACCCTTCTTTGGCGGTTTCTACCACTCCATTGACTGAAGCCACGACTCCTTCAGCTGCTTCGCTGACGCAAAATGAAGTTTCCGCATCCGTTAATGGGTACGGAAATTATGTGTCTTATAGTGATTTTATTGATTATGCTGGTATTGATAACAACGTTTTGGCTGCTACGCAAGTTCTTGGCGAAAACATGGCTCAAACCATTGATCAGTTACTTCGTTCTGTTGCGGTTACTGGTACAAACGTTCGCTTTGGTACTGGTGCAAACCGTAACTTGCAAAGCTCCGCTAATCCCTTGTCTCTTTCCTTGATTGAAAAAGCCGTTACTCAATTGCGTATTGATAATGCTCCTGTGTTTTATCCTCGTAAGGCGGACGGTTCCTCAAACACGCAAGGTTATTATTTGGGTATTATTCACCCTGCTGTTTTTTATGATTTGTTTGGCGATACTCGCATTCAAACCATGGTTCAGCATGTCGAATCTCAAGGCTTGCATTCCTTTGAGGCTCCTGAACTTGGTGGGGTTATGTGGATTCAGTCCACCAACGCTCCCAAGTTTGCAGCAGCAGGGGCAGGCTCTCCGGCCGCCGATGTTTATGGCACTTTGATTTTTGGTAAAGATGCCTTTGCCTGTGTTGACCCTGCTTGGGTGGGTTCTGAACTCAACAAAGAAGGCTACAGCAATTCGGGTGCTGGCATTATTGTGAAGCCGTTAGGTAGTTCAGGATCGGACGACGCCCTAAACCAGCGTGGTTCTATCGGTTGGAAAACCTACATGGGTTCCGTGATTTTAGACCAAACTCGTATGATTCGTATTGAAACAGGTACGGCGTTTGCCTAGAAGGTGTCCTTATGGCGATTTTAAAAGCCGATAAGCAAAGCATGGAAACCTTGGATTCGTTTCGTTTGGAGCGTAAATCTAAGGTTTTCATTAAACCCAATCCTGAAACAGATACCTTTTTCGTGGATGTGGAAGGGAAAGGGCATAGCGTCGCACATACTGTGCGTATGAATGGCATCCCCTTTAATATCTATTCAGGGGAGGAGCAGTGGGTTCCTCATTCCGTATTGGCGTTGGTTGAACAATGCCTAGTCGAAAATGTTGAACATTGCCCTGCTCCCAAAACAGGTCAATTGATAAGAAGTTTTTAACCAAAAAGGATTTTTGCTATGTCAGAAGCCACTACCCCTAACCTTAAAGAGGAGCTTAAAGCCCTTGATGTTGAGAATAAGAAGCTTGTAAAGGCTTTGGATGAACTGCGTAAAGCCTATGAAGTTTTAGAGACTTCAAGCAAAGCCCTTGATGTTGAGAATAAGAAGCTGGTTGAGTCCGAAAAATCCCTTAAAGGTCAATTAGAAGAAGCAGTCACTCAATTGACGACGTTAAAAAAAGACACCCCAACACCTGTTAAAGAAGGCTTTAAGCGTATTTATATTCCTAACGATAATCGTTTAAGTGGTGAAATCTACAACGGTAAAAAAACCCTTCTTGTGCAAATTGGAGCCGTTAAAGAGTACTTTGAACTAGGTAAACAGCATGATGTAAGCGAAGATGTTTACTCTATCTTGGCTGATTTGCTTTCTCATTACGATTTGTTAGATGTAAAAAAAGAAGGTTAAGCCGTGGCAAAACGTACCGCCTTGGAATTATGCAAAAGTGCTTACAGAACCGCCAATCTCGAAGGGGAATTGAGCGGTTTTAGCACTGTGTATGACTGGCCGTATAGTTTAGCCCTTGATGCCATTAACGACACCTTGCGTGAATTGAATCGTTTAGGCTCTTTTGACTTTATGCGTCGTGAGGTTTCGTTGCCTTATGGGGTTTCCACGTATCAATATGATTTGGAAGCCTTAGGCGTTTCTCCTCAACGAATTGACAATCTTTGTGAGAAGGACACTGGACGGTTAATAGATCAGGTAGAATGGACGGCTTTTGTCAAAGCTTACAGACGTCAAGCCGTTTCCACTGGGCAGGTTGTGGCGTATGCCAAGCAAGGCAATTCTTTAGAACTTAATGCTGTTCCTGAAAGCGATAAAGAATTGACGCTTTGGTATTTCGCCGATTTGCCTTTGGTGACATCTGCTGATCAGATTCTGCCATGGCCTGAATCACATGAAGATGTTTTGGTTCTTGGTATCCGAAAATATATCTTGCTTTCCATGGGACGCTCTGAAGCGAATGACCTTTTCGCCCTATTTGAAAAGGGAGCGTCTTCATTGCTTGTGGAGATTAAAAAAGATCGTGGCATCCCTCGTGTCATGCCGAGGGCGTTCTAATGGCAACCAAGAAAAGCGGTTTGGAACAATTTCAGTTGATGCCTATTACTGGTGGGATTCAAGAGATGACCACTGAAGGGTTTTTGGCTAAGCCTGACGCAAAAACAGGCAATGGTTCAGAAGTTCGCAATCTTGAAAACTTTGAATTGACACAATCAGGTGGCTTGAAAAAGGTGGGTGGGATCACACAATTAGGAGCTACGTTGGACGGTGCGATTCAAGGGTTATTTGTGTACAAGGGATCACGCTACGCCATTGCAAAAGGCATTATTTACCAGTACAAAAATAAAGTATGGACGAATATCACCAGCGGTTTAAGTGAAACAGGTTCGATCCATACCAGCCTTATAGATGAGCTAGTCATCCTTTGTGATGGCGTCAATAAGCCTTTTACGTTTGATGGTGTTTCTTTGGTGGCACTGGCTCCCACGTTGACACTCATGGGTGGAAAGCAATCGTTAGGGTATCACAACCGCCTTTGGTATTTTAGCGACACGCAGGACACCAGCCGTGTGTTCTATTCGGACGTTTTAGATATTGATACTGGCTATGATGTTGGTTTTATTGCTTGTGGGTTAAATGACGGTCAAAAGATTACCGCCATTTTTCCGTTTTTTATTCCGCTAAGTATGCAGCCTGCCATTTTAGTTGGTAAAACAAATAGCGTGGGTTTGATAACAGGTCTAGGCACTCCTGAAAGCCCTTATCGGTATGATGTTTTGAATAGCGATATAGGCATGGTGGGAGCCTCTGCTTTTGTTCAGTATGGACAGAATTGTGCTTATTTAACTGGGGCAGGCGTGGCGACGTATATAGGTGATAAGCAGTATGGCAACTTGATTCAGTCCTATTTAAGTGCTTCCGTTGAGAAGAGTTTTTTAACTCGAGTAAACTTTAGTCTGTTGGAAAATGCGTTGGCTTGGTATGAGCCTAAGAAGCGACGCATTAGTTTTGCGTTTACTGAAAAAGGCTACACTAAAAACAATGTTATTTGGCATTATGACGTTCAGTTTGAAGCGTGGTATAAAGAACGTTTTCCTAACACAATAGGCAAAAAAGGCATTACTGCCGTTTATGTAGCAGAAGACGGCGAACGTCTTCATGGAGATTCGATCGGTCGAGTGTGTGTGCAAAATGATTTTGCTTACAACGTTTTGGGGCAAGACATCACCTGTGTACTTGAAACGGACAGCATTATCACTGGTGGGGATATTCTCAACAAAACGATTCGTCAATGTGACTGGACGTTTGAAAGTAACGGTGTTTCAAGCGTCTTGATTGAAACCTTTTTAGAGTATGGCAACAAAATCGGTAATTCTTACCCCTTAACCTTGGTTTCACCGAATAATACCTATACGACAAGTCGCCCCATTTGGGGACAGTCTGCTTTTGGTACGCAGGAAGCACGAGACATTAAAGGTTCAAAATATGGCAAAGCACGATATAGTGCATCGCCTATTGTGCGAAAAACCATTTATCCCGCTGGGCATTCATGCAGTATTAAGTACCGCTTGACGCACAAAAGCAAAACCGCTGGATTCAGTATCAGGAATATGAACATGCTCTATGAAGCATCAGGCTGGAGGTAGCACATGACTTTTGAAGAGATTGAACGCTTAAGGCTCCCACAGATCCAAAATGGACTTGAAATCAATGCCGATGACATCAACGCCGAGTTTGATCAATTGGTTGATCAAAGCAATGAACATTATACTGAAATTGTGGGAGTTAAAGCAAAAGCAAACTCTTTGGCGAATTATTTAGGCGATTTGACGGCTTCAGGCGGTGCTATTTCATCAAGCCCTGTTGGGTTGACGCTGCCTTTGGCAGATGGTTTTGAGGTGACGTTTCGATTGACAACGCAAGTCGCCACTGGTACGGCGTTAAGTCTTAACTTAGGCGGTGCTGGAGCATGGAACATCTTGGCACAGAGCGGTCAAATCATGCGTGGTGAAGACATCAAAGCGAATGAAGTTTTAAAGCTTGTTAAGCGTGGCACGAATTGGCACGAAATGAACAGTGGAAGAGGCTTGTTTCCTGAAGGCTACATCAATATGCCTGCTCCCACATACAGTACAGCCAGAAGAGTGGCAATTAACGGAACGGCATCTTTAGCAAGTGCTGACGGATCTTTGAATATCCGTATTTTTGGAAACAAGCTGCTTGATTTAGACGTGGTGGGTTTAGGTGGACGTGCACACGCCGTTTCCTTGTCGCCGAATACTTGGTATTATGCCTACGCCGTTTCATTGGCGGACGGAACAAGTCAGGATTACGCATGGAGTACCAGTGACTCTCAAAGCACTTTGACGATTGGAGGCGTTTCTTACAAGGCACGTCAAATCCCTTTAGCCGTTCGGACGGATGCGTCTTCAAACATCCTACCTTTCTACATGGTTTCTTGGGAGGGGCGTAGTTCACATACACGTTATTCAACACAATTAAACGGAACCAACGCAGGCTTAGCTGGCAGTCCGACTTTAATCGGGTTAGTTTCTAGTGGGACTTATTCTGCCTTTTCACTTGCTTCTTTTGTCCCCCCTCCGTCAAGAGTAGGCACGTTATTTGTCTACTCTAGAGGTGGTGGTGGTGTTTTGTTTCGCACAACAGGGGATACAAACGAATACATCTACGATTTAGCTGGGGCAGTACAGTCAAGAGAATTAACTATCCTCACTGATAGCAGCCAAAGTATTGACGCACGAGTCACAGTCAATGGAGTTGACCTAGCCGTCACAGGCTACACAATCAATTTATAAGGAGTTCATCATGCCCTATTACGCATTCACTAATTTTGATGAAGAAAACGCCACCTACACAGGCTTTCGTATGGTAGAAGCCGACTGGGAGCTAGGCGAGAATGAAACGCTGGTTGAGGCGGATTCCCTCGACGGCTACACCGAAGCCGTACCCAACTTACCGAAGACCCCTCAAGAAAAGCTTCAGGAGCTAACAGCGTTGATTCTAACACTAGACAACGCCACGCAAAAAGAGTTTCTTCCTACTTCAAGAGATGTCTTTGTGGTGCTTCAAGCAGGCAATGTCAGCCTTGCCGTTGATATTGTTGAAGATGTCGATGTCACAGGCGACGCCAACAAAGAAGCCCTTAAGAACGCCATACTTGAAATTTTGAACAGTTAAGCACAGAAAAGGAGACAAAAATGCCATCCGCAATTTGCACAAGTCTAAACACTACATTTACTCCACAAGTAGGGGCATTTAACATTCAGGTCACTCGAGATGTTGCTGTCCTTGAAAGAAAACAAATTGGTGCTACTGATTGGGCAAAAGTGGGAACCATTGACCCTAGAGAGCAAACTGCTTTTATTGTGGACAATCCCATTTCAGGGGCTCAATATCGCTTTACGTCAACAGGAAACCCAACGGTACAGGCGGATCAATAATGCTACGTTCAGGTTTAAGAAGTCCAATTGCTCCCACATCTTATGGTGGAAGCAGTTCCCCTATCATCAAAAATGCCATTGCCTTAACACAATCGGCGTACAACGCCCTTGTGACAGCGGGGACGGTTGACCCTACGACGGAATACACCATTTTGGCGTCAAGCCCTGCGACGTTGCCAGCATCGGCGACTAAGGTATACTATAACGGCACGATCCGTTATGAAGTCGGCTTGCCTGTAAATACGGTGGCTCCTTCTATTAGCTCTATAGGGGATGTCGTTTCTGTTGGGACGGTCTTCACTAGGACAACTGGTACATGGACAAATACGCCCTCATCTTACGCCACAAAATGGCAACGATTCGATGGCACTAATTGGGTTGATATTGGTGGAGCCACAGGGTCTACCTATACCACGACTGGATCGGATGCCGATAAAAATATCCGATGTGTCGTTACCGCTTCAAATGGTGGGGGTGCAGGAACCCCTGCTAATAGTAATGTAATCGGTATCGTAGGAGTCCCAGTTATTGATACTGTTCCTGTAGCCGTCAAAACAAGTGCCACGGTGTACGATTGTGGTACAGGTGTTTGGATTGGTGCTGGAACGCTTACTTATGCTTATCAGTGGAAGCGGAACGGCACAAATATTTCAGGGGCTACATCCGCCACTTACAACCTTGTCCCAGCTGATTTTGGGGCAAGCATCACTTGTGCCGTCACGGCTTCAAACACTGGTGGGGCTGGGACACCTTCCACCAGTAACACACTTACCGCTGGCGACCCTTTAAATCAAGACGGTTTAATTGCTCTTTGGGATGCGTCTGATGCGAGTACAGAGACCGTTCAACTAAATCAGACTTTCACGTCTTCGGATGTCAACACGACATCTGGAAATCTTACGGTTACTTTACCCTTTGGGTATCACAATGCCGATCCTAACAGCGGTGGCAACTTGGCGACAGAAGTATTCTTTAGCACTACAGGGACATTACCAGCTCCTCTTGTGGCGAATACCCCTTACTATATTCGTCAAAACTTGGCTGGCACGGAGTATGAGGTATACCCAAAAAACAGCCCAACAGACGGCGGAACTATTCCATTCACCGTCCCTGAAGATTACATCCCCCCTTGTATGAACTTTCGCTTGGCGGTAAATAAAATTGCCATATCAACTGGTGGAACTGGAACACATACAGCGTTTACGAACCCACTATTGACGAGAATCCCTAACCAGTCGTCTGTCAACATTACTTGGGAAAGAACAAGTGCCAATTACAATGACCGAGTAGAGTTATTGACTGCTGGAGATGGCAAGAAGTATCTTGATTTCAAAGGCGTGTTGGGTAAACTGATAAATGGTCAAACTACACTTGAGGGGGTTTCTAGGAAATTAGACACTGCCACCCCTTTAGGGGCGGAAACGGCTGCTTTTTGCGACCTGTTTAGAAATAAACGATTCTTTTACTTGACGTTTATTGGGGAGTGGGACGACGACTATATTATGGATTGTCGTAAGAATATACTATCCCCCAGTAATATCAACGTCAATGGAACAATAACCTACACAACCCATGGTTTCCCTAACGGATCAACTACAGGGGTTACAGAAGTAAGGTGTACGGCAACCGCAGGTTCAACACTACCTAGTGGGATGCCAGCGACCGCATACCTTCGTGCAGGTTTAACAAACTCAGGTAACACTTACACTCTTCACCCTACAATGTCGGATGCACAGGCACGAACAAATACTATTACTTATGGTAATACTGGTAGTGGTAACTTCATCATCAATTCCAAGACTGATTACATGGGGGATACTTTTAACAGTTACCCCTTTGGATTAGACTTCCCTGTTAATTACAACCCTGCACAATCTCCGTCTAACGGCACGGCTGGGCAACGTCTAATTTCGTTCACGCAAGATCCTGGGTTTTATTTCAGCCCAAGTCTAATCGGACCAACCCCTGTTGAGACTGCTCTCAACAATGCGTCTACTGGGGTTACTGCGTCAAACAAAGCAATATATGGGGTTTATGCTTCAACTAATAATGCCACCTATACAAATCAAGCTTACGTCTCCTACCCTGTTCGCTGTAGAACAAACGGCACTTACCCCTTGCGTACAGACATTGGGGGTGGTGTACGATTAAACCCGAATACAACGTATTGGATGGTTCCCCGAGTTAACTCCTCTCGTGTTTGGTTGTTTGCGACTAAGGCGGATGCTGATGCGTTTATTGCTACGAATCCAACCAGTACGAGTACCCCGAGCAACAGCATCACTTTAGACAATGCGGATTACTACGGACGTTTGAAATGGCATCTTGGAAATGATGGCACTTATGACGTTGTCAACATGGGGCAATCAAATATCATACCCATTCCACGTTGGGGGATAGTACCTTTGAGAAGACGTGCTGTATTTACAAGAATTCTAGATTGTAATAATCCGTCTGAAACCTTTTGGACACAGTCACTTTACATGAATGGTACACCTATTTATGAGAATGCCTTAATGAACAATAGTGATGTTCGCTACAAGGGTCTGTTGACAGGGACGGATAAAGGAATAACAATGGTTATGGGAAGCCCTAGCCAAACTCACAAAGGGGCTAAGTTTAAGTTCTTTGGTGCATTGTTAGGGACATCCAACACCGACCCAACCAGCTCACTTAATGGTACGACGACGCCCTTGCTAATGAAGCAATTTAACATCACACCATAAGGAGGTAATCATGGCCGCCGTTGAAGTCGATTTAAACCTAATTATTGGCGTTGTTGTCGCCCTTGTTGGTGGGCTTGTCTTCCTTTTTAAATTAGGGTGGAACTTTATAGGGCAGGAAATCGCCTCGATAAAACTAGATGCCACTACCGAAAAGAAGCTTTGTGCAGACAATGCCAAGCTTCAAAACCAGCGATACGACATTCAAAACCAGCGATACGATGAACTACAAAAATCATACGCCGATGTTCGTTATAAACTTGGATTACTCGAAGGAAGAGCAGAGGGAGTCCACCATGCGGAAATTGAAGTCCACCATTTGTCTTAGCCTGCTTTGCTTAATAGCGTGGCTCGACGGATTGATGCTCATCGTGTGGGATAACTGCGAGATCGACGACGTGCAACCTATGGCGATTGATTATTTCACTTTGGATCGTGAGATGTTATAAGATACGTTACAAAATCAGGAGGATTGATTATGTTGTTATGGAAAGTTGTTTCGTTCGGCTTATTGAGTGTGCTTGAAAAGTACGGTTCAGAGATTGCCGACAACACAAAAAACCCTTTCGATGATATTGCTGTAAAAGCATTGATTACCATTTTAAAGGGTTTAAAGTTTTAGTGTGTGTGAATTGCAAAAGAGAGAAGCAAAAGTTAGGGGCTTCCCCATAGCCCCTTTTCTTTAGGAGGATATTATGCCTAAGATTCTAACAACTGTAGGCTCTGCTTACGCCCTAGTCAAGGCTGGGGAGTTTGATCTGCTCAAGCCTCGCAACATTACACAGAACTTCACGTGGGGGGAAGTCTTCACAGGCATTAATGAACGCTCCACTAAAGAAATGGCAGAGCTTAAAGCCTTGCCAAAATCGGTGTATGAAAACGCTTTCATGACGGCGTTACAAATGGAAAAGCGTCGTGTGCTTCATGGTAACAAGTCAATCAAGGTAAACTCATGGGTGCGTGTGCCTAGCCACAATGCCCGAGTGGGAGGCAAGCCAAAGACAGACAAGGCTCATGGCTCGTTCCATATGGACGGCGTGGCGGTGGACTACGTCGTAGCTGGTGAAGCCCCAAGCGTCACACAAAAGCGTGTAGACGGCGTGAACTTCGGAGGGCTTGAATACGCCCCCACATGGACGCATGAGGACTGGCGAAACTTGCTCGATCCTCCACATCCGAAAGCACGGTTTTATCCGTAAATTGTGCAAACGTTCGTTTACTTTCTAATTTCATTGTGCTTGACAATACTATCAACCATCCAACTGTAACCAGCAAACATATTGGTAGCTTTTTCACGCCCTGCCAACCGAGCCTCTACAGAAGCACCCCACCCGTCGCCAAAATCATAATAGTAACTCGGCTTCATTTTCTCGATTTGATCGAGAAGGACTTCCTGAATTATAGTATGTTTCTTGTTGTCCCCACTCCATGCACCATTCCAACTATTTCTATTTGGCATCCATTTGTTCACATTGCGTGGTTAAGTCTGTTGAACATTTACTCATTCACAGGCACTCCTTTTCCCTTTGCAAAATCAAGTAGTTTCTCATAGAATCTTCTTGCATCACCTGCTTGAAAAAACTTTTTATCAAATCGACTGTCTTCTAAATACCAATAGCACCCCTCACGAGCAAGGGCTATATCATGCCCTTCCGCCTTTAATTCATCAATCAATTTAAAAATATCAGCCTTATAAGGGCATGTCATAATCATACTGGCACTCCTTCCACTATAAAGCCAAGCAAGACTTGCAAGGCGAGGGGGCAATCGGCTTGGATGCCGTTCTCTCCAAGTAGATAATTATCCGTATAATAAAAATTATGATAAGGACACCACCATTTATTTTCTGAACTGTAGAAAATAGAAACAGTCGCCCCTTCAAAAAACAAAGTGTATCTATCACACGCTGGGTTGTCATTGTAAGCCTTGTTCATAGCCTCAAGCACCGCCTGCGTCACCTTGATAGGGGGATTCAGGGCTTTGTCCCAAGCAAATACAAATCCCTGCAATATATCTTTTTCAGATTTTCCAGGAAAATGCAAGTGCGTTTCGTACTCATGTTGAATCGTCAGCCTATCGCCCATTACGTCAAAGTCGGTTATTTTATTAGCATCTAGGGTGACTTCGTAAATCGTCCCCTTGCCAAGTGTCATACGTCTAAACATCTTTCGTTTCCTTTCTCATTTCATCTAGGGCTTTTTGCAAATGTGGGAGAATCCACCGTATTTCTTGCTAGCATCTTAAGTATTCATCAAAGCCTTTGCACGACATTTTCTTTTTCTTTGTGAGTTGAATCTTAAGACGCTTAATGTCTTTTGATAGACCGTCAATGTTTTCTTGAGTGACTTCCAATTTGTCAACCATAAGATACCCACGCTCAATGTCCCATGCACGAGGTACTTCTACAAAATTACTCATCTTTTCCGTCGCCAGCACAGGGGCGTTGAGAACGTCGGCTATGGTACAAGCATCAAACGTTTTACCCCACAAGACACGCGATCCCATCATTTCTTCGTTAGTCACTTTTGCAATCCTCCTTTACAGGATCAAACACACCCATGGAATCCAATATAGGTAGCCATTTATTTAAATACTCAAGACCATCAGGAGCAAATGACGCTTTCTTTTTGTCACTAAACTCTAGCCAATCTTTTAATGGGTGTTGTTGACAACCAATAGCAAGCGTCGCATTCGTCCAAGCAAATCGATAGGTATCCGTTTGCATAGATTTAATCTCTTTGCTGTTACCAACACACTCTCTCAAGTTAGCACCGCTCAAGTTAGCATCGACCAAGTCGGCACCGCTCAAGTTAGCACGTCTCAAGTTAGCACCGCTCAAGTCGGCACCGCTCAAGTTAGCACGTCTAAAGTCGGCATCGCTCAAGTTGGCATCGCTCAAGTTGGCATCGCTCAAGTTGGCACCGATCAAGTCGGCATCGCTCAAGTGGGCATCTCTCAAGTTAGCACGTCTCAAGTCAGCATCGACCAAGTCAGCATCGACCAAGTCAGCACCGCCTGTAACAAACTGCTTTCCTTGTGGAGGCTCTTCCCCCCTTACTTCTTCATCTTCATCTTCTGCATTCCACAGCTCCCAAGCTAGCCATTCCGTATGGGCTTTTAAGGCTTCTTGTAAGTTAAAATCTTTGTTAGTCATCATTCCTTTCCTTTTCTAAACTTGGTATCCTTCATGGTAACGTGTGGCAATGGGCAAGTAGTCATCAGGGGCTTTTTGACCGCATTTCCCGCACTCCATTTGAGGAATTACCTCATTGTGGAAGCAGGCATCATCGTAGCCTTTGCCTTCTTTAACCCAATCGCAATGTTCGCATTCGTAAAGTGCCGTAAAATCCCTACGGTACTGACTTATCTTCTTTCTAATTCTCATGAATTTTTCTTTTCGCCTCATCGGCTTCTTTTAGTTTTCGTATTCCATCCATGATTTGACTTACAAAACCCAAGGTGGTGCAATCAGTTCCCTCAATAATGTAAGGGGGCATATCTAAACAAAGTATTTGAATCAAATACGCATTTAGATAGTTCAAGTGTATATATTGTGTCCTGTCATTAAGAAGTTTTTCTTGTTTTGAACATCCCTCCAAGCACTTATTATTGAACTCTAAAACCTGCTTTATAACCTTTTCTGCACTGGGTTCAATCCCTGTCTTCATTGCGTCATCCATAATGTCTAACATCAGTTTGTTTAGCCCATTGTGCATCTGATGCACTGTCATTATCTCCATTAGTGTCATTTTAGTTTCCTTTTCATATTGTTTTAAGCACTTCTTATTAACCCTTATAATTCCTTTAATTATATTGAACGGAGAACATACTTCAGACGAAATATTTTCGTCTAGCATATTTAAAATAAGGCTATGTATTTCATTGTGCATCTTTCGTACGGTCATTTGTGGCATGATTTAATCTCCTTTCTTTACAGGGATTGAAATCCCTCTGACGGTGCGTCCGAAAATCCATTTACTTTTCTTTTCAGCTCCTCCAATTTCCTTTAACACATGGTTCCAATTCACGCCCCATGACGTGCTTTCCAAAAGCTTCTTCAAGGCACTGTGACGGTTGGGGATAAACAATCTGCCGTGCGGTTCAGGAAACAAACCGTGCTGTACCAAAGACGTACTAATCGCAGGCGTAAAATTGGACAAGGTGAATCCACACACCTTTTCAAGCATTTCCCCTATGCTCATATTCGTAATGCGATCGGACATCTCCACACGCAAAACCTGTTCCATTAAAAAGCTAAAGCACTGCTGGGCATCGGATTCAGGACGATCTTCTTCGCATTCTTCAAAGCCAAGGGGTTCAATAAACGCTAAAATCTCTTCAGTCGTGGGAGATTCTTCAGACCATAAATGCCACGCCCCTGCAAGCAGCGTACCGTATTGATCCCCCAATCTTGCAGAGCCTAGTTTATTTTTCATTACCTCACGAATGGTTTTAGTGCTTGTTTCAATTTTAGGCAATAAGCGAATGGCACGATTCCGCATTTTTTGAGGCATATTCGGGCGGTTTAACACCTCTTTGGCAAAGCCTTTCAACTCATTAAAATGAGCTTCCTTCTCTTCCATGTTACTGAACGGATCAATTAAATTGAGTTGAGCGATACGAGTTAAGTCACTTGAAAGTGACATTGCTGGCATGATCGAGCTAAAGCAAAACATCGAACGGATGCAGAACACTTGAGATTGCCCTGTCCCTGTACCTTTTACAATCATCGCCCCATTGCCACGGCTGGCTTGTCTCATCAACGCCATGACATCATCCATGCGTTCTCGAGCTTTCTGATTTTCGCATTCCGCTTCATCAAATAAAACAGGCAAGGCATTCTGACCTAAGTTCTGACGAATGCCTGCTTCCGTGGTAGCCCCTTGGTAAAATCGGCAATAATTCCCTAGAATGCGTTTGATCAACTCATTCATTACCCATGTTTTACCGCTACCTGATTGCCCTGAAAGCCATATATGGGGTCGCCATTCCATAGCACCACACACAGGGGCTAGAAACAACCAGCCAGCCAGCAAAGTTCCCATGTAAGGCGATTCCCATTTAAGGTTATTGCAAAGCCCCCATAGTTCAAAGGATTCTGAATCACTGGCATAATCAGGGATGTATTCTTCGCCAGTGGCTCTTGTGAAAATCGCTTTACCTTGATAATCCTGCAAGGCGACTTTCTGCCCTTTAATCATCAAATAATTACCGCAATGCACGACGATTTTACCGTCTTCATGCCAAACGCCTAAGCCACGTTCCATTTCGCCTAGCGACACATAGCCTTGACGTTCCGCAAGCAATGATAGGCGTTCGGTGGCAAGTTCTTTAAGGCGGTTGGCTTTGCCGTCGGCTTCAGGAAAGTAAGCATCCCAAAACAAACGAGGAGCCAAGCCCTGCAAGCGGTCTAAGCTGAAATCGGACACTTTAAGCTTTAAAACATGAGCCATAGGCTTATGGAAAAAGTAAAAATACTGCTTGTTTTCGTGGACGCTATAGCCCAAAATCTTAAAAAACGCATTGTTCGCAAGGGTTTCTTTAAAATCAGGGGCTTCCACGATAAAACCTAAAGGATTCGTGCCTTCTTCGATGCAATCGGCAATATCCCATCCCTTGGCTTTGTCTTCAGGGATGCTCAATAATTTAACCGATTTAGCCACGCCTTTAAGGTTCATTTCGATTTGTTGCATTGCTTTTAAGCCAACGGCGTCATTATCGGGCCATAAAATAACATCTCGACCGTTCAACAAACTCACTTCAGCGATAGGGGCTGTGCTTGTTCCACCCATCCATGAAAGCACATTGTATTCATGCCCTAGCTTGGCTTGTCCTGCATCCGCACATTTTTCACCTTCCACCATTAAAACAGGCAGCGTGTTTCCGTTTAAACGATCCATGCCATACAAAGGACGTGGAGCATCGCCACGAAATCCTTTATAGCGAAAGCCTTCCTCTTCGTAAAACACATCAGGGGCATGATAAAAATAAGGACGGTTCTGCTTGTCCCCCTTTTCATCAATAAACCGCAACATGTACCCCATAAAATCGCCGTATGGCATGCGGTACGCATACTTGGCGACTGGTTCGCCTAATGGATGTGGCTTTAAAATTTTAGGCTCAAAAGGAGCTGGCAAAATAGGCGTGTAAGGAGGGTTTGATTCTCTGTGAAATGCCGTTACTTCGTCTTTAGACAAGGGTTTGATTTCGGCGTTAAGCTGTTTTGCCACTTCTTTAAACGCTTCACCTTGCTTTAAATCATGCAAGTAGGCATAAAGTGCAATGAGATCCGCCCCTGTTTTTTCGTCTGAAAAATCGCACCATTGCCCTGTGTGAAGGTTGACCTTGAAGCTTCCCAAGTGCTTGTCATTGCGTTTTGGGTTCAAGGCAACCCATTCCCTGCCTTCACGCTTCCCCTGTGGGAGCCAAGACGGTACGAGTGAATTAGACGCATTTAACGCTAAATCTGCCACTTCCTTAAAGTTGTACTTAACCATGTTTTAACTGGCTTTCTATCTCCTTGGGGGATCTTGCGACAAAGGCAATCCCGCCGTGGCTTTTAACGTGATTCAAAAAATTTTCTTGCTCGGGGCTTAATCGCCCTGTGGCAGTTTTGACTTCAATTGCCGTATAAACCGCCACTGTCTTTCCAACCATTTCAGGGGTAATCTCGATTTTGGTAAACCCTGTTAAATCGCTGTAGCCCTTGGGTGTGCCTGTGGTAAACCAGCGACCGTCCGCCATTTGAAAGCTTCCCACGTTGATTCTGAAATACGTACCAAAACGAGACAAGGCAAGGCGGATTTGTTTCTGAAGGTTACTTTCTTTCATTTATTTAAACGCCCTTACAGAACGAATGTTTTGAGTGATTTCTGTTTCCAAAACCCTCATTTCTTCAGGGCTTAAATGCTTGGCATTCGTTACGAATGGTTTGATAAACAGATTTTCACTGATCTCAAAACACAAAACATTTGTGCCACAAAGGCGTTTAGTGATTGAAATATCTTGAGGGGATAGCCGTCTTGTCGGCATGGAAACATGGGTGATATTTTCTGAACAACAAAATTGTAATACTTTAGACATTGACGACTCCTTTATTTAACATGGCTTCAAAAGCCTCGGCTTCTTTGCTGATCTTCTTGGCTTGATACTGGTGAAACGCCCAACCTGTTTTATAGCCCTGCAACTTCGCAATGGCGACAAAATCAGTCATGGTATTCGCTTGGGCAATCGCACGTTTTAAATGCGTCGTATCCATAGCGATTAACTCACCGTCTTGACGATTTACTTCACGTTCTCGAGCTTCAATCGTGTAACCGCAACTGGGGCAGGTGTTGCCACTTGGAAACACAAAGAAGCAGGCAGGGCATGACTTCACATCGATGTATTTTTCTTCTTTGAGTTGCTTCTTGGTTTTGGGCTTTTCTTCCATATGGTTCAACGCCCAACCGTGATCCATATCAGGCACACCGTGACGCATAACATTCCCCACATGGTCTAAAACAATAGCGAATTCCTTAGATTTATGAGGACGCAATACACGCCCCATGGCTTGTAAGTGAAAACGCTTTGATTGCGTGGGACGCAAGAAAATAGCCGTGGTCGCCACAGGAATATCCGTGCCTTCGCTTATCACATCCACCGATGCCAAGCCGTGTAAATCGCCAGTGGCAAGGGCTTTAATGAGGCGTTTTTGCGTGAAATAATCTTGCTTGCCTGTCAATAAAGCAAAGCGATAGCCTGCATCATTAAACGCTTGCACCGTCTCTTCGGCGTGTTTAATGCTGACACAGAACGCTAAAGCTGGTGTATTGTGAGCGTATTTGCGGTACGCTTCCACCGAATCGCCGATAATGGACGTATCCTTTAAATACTGTGTTAATAAATCAGGGTCATAATCGCCGTTTCTCGTTTTGATCATGGATAAATCAAGCATTGCTTTAGGGGCGTAAATCTGATACTCGCACAAATGCCCTGCTTCAATAAGTTCTTTTGCGGTTGTGCCTTCAATCAAGACATCATAAATATCCGCCAATGATTGCCCTTTTGGAGCAATCGGTGTTGCCGTAACGCCCAAAACTACGGCGTTAGGAAAGCGGTCTAAAATCTTACGCCATGTGGAAGCAATGGCATGATGCCCTTCGTCAATAATAATAAGCGTTGGCTCAAAGTTAAAATCTTTGGAGTTCATGCGTCTTATCAAGGTTTGCACGGATGCCACTTGCACGGATTTATGATACTGCTTCGTGTGACGTGGTGAGATCACGCCATGATCCACCCCTAGGTTTTTGAGGGAGTCGCTGGCTTGATCCACCAATGAGTTACGATGCTCAAGAATGAGGACTTTTCCGCCGTGTCGCTGTGTGCCTTCGGCGATATAACAGAAAAGGTAGGTCTTCCCTCCTCCTGTGGGTAGCACATAGAGAGGGGCTTTGTAGCAAGCCTGATAGGCTTGTTCAAGCAGGCTTACGTCACGTTGCTGATAATCTCTTAAGCTAATCATAGGTCTCCCCAAAGGGGGCGAGATGCCCCCTTGCTTCACTAAAACAGTTCAAACGGATTTATTCAAACAGGCTGTGCTTGCCAAGGTGCAACGGCTCCCACTGGTGCTGGAGTTAATGGCGGAGCTTGTTGGACTGGAGCAGAAAGAGGAGCCAACTGCAACACAGGAGGAGCCTGTGGGGCTTGCTGAATAGGAGCCTGTTGAATTGGAGCCACTGCTGGATATTGAGCAGGTGGAGCCAAGGGAGGCGGTGCGTGTTGAGCTACATGGGCATTAACAAGCGTCGGCTTGAAGTTGATATAAGTCTTGCCATTCTTACCTGTACTGGCTTCAAGGTTGAAAAACACCACGGCTTGATTCAAGGCTTCAGGTAAAATGTTTACCAAGTCATGCAAGGCAATTTCGCCATAAGCAGGATCCAACAACTTGGCAAAAAACTTCAACTGGTTCAAGTTGCCTTTTCGTGCTTCAAACATTCCTGATTGCTCACTTTTTTGAGCCAAGATGATATTTTCCGTATGCGTCAACCCATAAAGCTCACCTTCCATAATTTTAATATGCAAGGTGAACATTTGGGAATTGCCGTTTTGCGAAAGCACAAATTCCGCTTTTTCCACATGCCCCACATAGGAGCCGGGAGGAATCTGCAAGCTATCAAGACCGGGGGCTTGCTCATAAGCCTGATTCAAATAACTTAAATCGTAACTGGATAATGTCATGGTGACACCTTTCTTTCTTAACTATTCGTCACTTCATAGACCCTTAGACGTTGACGACGTTCGTCTTCAGGGATTTGGGCAAGCGACACTTCCCCATTCGTACAAAAATAAGGCAAGGCATTTGAAAGCGTTAAGCCGTAGTTTTTACCCCACGCCATAACCTCTCTCTCGAACTCTTGCAAAGTCAAAGGGCGTTCAATCACTTCCGCCCCACTGTCCGCCCACTGAGCGAGGAGTTCACCGTCTTTCGAGGTGATCACCCAATCAGGTTTATCCACAAACAAGCCTGTGCGGTCTTTCGACACGGTGGCAAGGTGCGATTTGTTCTGAATATCAAAACAAGCCGTCATTTCATAATCAAGTCCCTCTCGAGTGATGACTTTAAGCCCCACCTTTTGAGGAACGCTTTTGCCTTTGTCGTTTTGTGAAATTACAACATCGGTTTTAACTCGACCGCAACAGATCACATGACAAGGAGCGGTTAAAATTTCTTCCAAAAAAGAATTATGACGTGGCGTGATTCTGCCCCAATTGGTGTAAGAGTTTCCACCGCCTAAGTCTAATTGTTCTTTAATCTCTAAAGCACCGCCCTTTCCTTCCCATTCATGCGAAATAGAATCTACAATAATGCACTCCATTTTTGCTTGAATGCAGGTTTTAATGGCTTCCACATAGCGTTCAGGCGTGTAAGGGGCGGAAAGTAATAAGGTGTTATACTCCCCTAAATCGGCGTATAAATCGGCGGAATTATTTTCTGAATCAATCACGCAGACCTTAGACCAGTCCCCCACAAGCCCTTTTGCAAGAAGCAAAGCGGAATAGGTTTTACCGCTTCCAGACGTGCCAAACATACCGATGCGGAGCTTGGCTTTTTGTCGGACGGCTCGGCGAATCTGAAAGCTCATTATGCCGTCACCTCTTCTTTAATTACGGATGACGTGAAACGTGGGCTAGGCTCGCCCAATTCGCTATGATGAGCGTTGATATTATCAATCTGCTCTTGCGTCAAGATGCCTTTTTTCTTCAAGGCACCTAGTGCAGTGGCTGTGATATTGAGTTCAGGCAAGATCTGCGGTGCGTATTCAAGCAAGGCGATATTCGCCGATTTTTTATACGTCCGTTTTTCGATGTAGCTGTACTTATACGCAAGCCCCACATTTGATTCGATGCGTTCCCCTGCTTCGTAAGAGCCAAGCAATAGGTTTTGAACGCCTTTTTTATACGTCGTCAACCATTTTTCAAGACGTTCAGACATATATAGCCTGTCCGCCAAAGAAACGTAACCGTCAAAGAATCCTGTTAAGGAGTGGATCGCATCATGAAGCGATTTTTCAATAGTTTTTTGATTCATTTATGAATCTCCTTTATAATGATACAAAATATGGTTCGTCTGCCTCCCTTCCTCCAAGAGGGGGCTTTGTTTTAAGGAAACTTGCCAGCGGTACAATCCACAACAAATTGCGACGCTAGAAAACTAATGGGGATGCTGAACATTACCAGCATGAATATCACTGGGAAAGCATCCAAAAAAATGTGCCTAAAACAATAATCCCAATAAAGCATTTATAAATTGTGTCGCTGATTAAGCGTTGGCTTCGACAATTTTGGCATTTGTACATCAGGTGCTTTCCTTTCAAAGGTATCTTGTGGTAATTCTTTTAACGTCTTTGCGGTGGGAGCCATACCCATTTTAATAAGGGCATCTTCCCATTCCTCTTCAGGAGGAGGGATTCTTGTAACCGTCGCACGCTTTTCGCTGTTGCGTTCGGCGTGGATATTTGGGTAAAAGGGATTAATCAT